GACGCAGTGAACACCACGTTCAAAGCCTCGCGTGTCGCGCTCGATGCGTCCACCATCGGCACTGACGCCAACCTCCCGCTGCGAATCATCGATTACGTCGGTGGCCCCCGCGGTGGCGAAGCTGGCACGACGTTCCCGCTGCTGGTCGTGAAACTCAACTACACGCAGCTGACCGCTGCGGTTGGCGTCTAAGGAGGGCTGACCAATGGCTATTTCACGCGCACAGGCCCTCAAAGAACTGCTTCCGGGCCTCAACGCCCTGTTCGGTCTTGAGTACGCCAAGTACGAAAACGAGCATTCCGAGATTTACGAGACTGAAAATTCGGAGCGTAGCTTCGAAGAAGAAGTCAAATTGTCCGGTTTTGGCGCAGCCCCGGTGAAGCCGGAAGGTTCCGCCATCTCGTACGACAACGCACAGGAATCGTTCACCGCTCGTTACAACCACGAGACGGTGGCCATGGGCTTCTCGATCACCGAGGAAGCCATGGAAGACAACCTGTACGACTCGCTGTCGGCTCGCTACACCAAGGCGCTCGCTCGCGCCATGGCGTACACCAAGCAGGTCAAGGCAGCTTCGCTGCTGAACACTGGCTTCACCACGTTCCAGTCGGGCGACGGTGTGACCCTGTTCAACACCGCCCACCCGACGGTGGCTGGTGGCAACAACTCGAACCGCCCCGCGGTCGATGTTGACCTGAACGAGACTGCCCTCGAGCAGGCTGTTATCGACATCGCTGCGTTCAAGGACGAACGTGGCCTGCTGATCGCAGCCCGCCCGCGCAAGCTGATCGTTCCGCCGGGTCTGATGTTCGTGGCTACTCGCTTGCTGGAAACTGAGCTCCGCGTCGGCACCGCTGACAACGACCTCAACGCCCTCAAGTCGAATGGCTCGATCCCGCAAGGCTACCGTGTGAACCACTACCTCACGGACGCTGACTCGTGGTACATCACCACCGACATCCCGAACGGCATGAAGCACTTCGTCCGTACCGCGATGTCGCAGTCGATGGACGGCGATTTCGACACTGGCAACGTCCGCTACAAGGCCCGCGAGCGCTACTCGTTCGGCGTCTCGGACCCGCTGGGTATCTACGGCTGCCCGGGCGCGTAAGCGAACGGACACCGTTGTGGAGTGGGCGGCTTCGGCTGCCCCCTTTGCTTTCAAAAGTTCATTGGAACTTTTTGCCCCATGATGTACACTGATCGCAGGGTAACATCAGCCACGCAGACAGGACGCCCGACCTGACGATGCACAGACTGCGCGGCGAATCCTTGTGCAAGGGGTACTACTATGGCCAATACGACCTTTTCGGGTCCCGTTCGCTCTCAGAACGGATTTCAGACTATCTCCACCAATGCCACCACTGGGGCGGAGACCCTCACTGGTTCGTTCGGGTTCGGCATCGCAAACCCCGCAGGTGTTGGCATCACCGCTGGTACGGGCACGGTCTACGAGACCTCTGTTGCTCGCAACAACGGCATTGTGACCACCTCGATCATGATCGATCTTACGGGCCTGCAGTCTGGCGGCACCGCTGGCGACATCATTGGTACTAACGGTGCGGGCGTGGCTTACATTGCTCAGGTCACGACTGCCGACAACGGCACCGTGTTCGGTGTCCGCATGACATGCTATGAACTCCCGGCTGGTGGCGACACCGACATCGACCTGTACTCGGCTACCGAAGGCACGGGTGTTGAGGACGTCGCAATCTCGACCCTGACCGAGACCCAGATCATCAACTCCGGCACTCTGGCTCTGGGATCGGCTGTCTTTGGCACCGACATCGCGGCCAACCAGTACCTCTATCTCGTTGGTCAGGGCACGGCGAACGCGGCCTATACCGCAGGCCGTCTGCTGATCGAAATCTTCGGCTACGACGCCTAATAGGAGCACAGCACCATGGCTGGGACAGAGGTACGCAGCGGCCACCTGCACAGCAGTGGCTTCATCTTCAAGAACAGGGCCCGCGTTAAGGCGCTCGACGTTGTCGGCGGGAGCGAGGGTGGTCTGCTTGAGGTCTGGGACACTGATGTCGTGCCCGTGGCTGCCACCTATGGGCGCAGCACCGATGTCGTGACCGTGACCAAGAGCGCCCACGGGCTTAAAACTGGTGACATCGTTGGCATCTCTTATCAAGAGGCCAGCGGCGTCATCGCGACCCCGGGCAACTATCCGATCACCGTTACTGGAACGGACACCTTCACCATCACAGACATCAACAGTGGGACCATCGCCACCAGCACTGTCTGCAGGTACGTCCGTAGCACCAAGGGCGGCTATAACGCAGGGTGGCTTGCCACCTACCACACCTCTGCGACGGATATCTTCTTCAACGGGTTTTCCGTTCCCGGGGACGGCATGATGGCAAACATCGGCATTTACGTCTACGCCTCTGGACTGAGCTCTATCAACATCTACTACGGATGATGTGATGGCAAAGACACCAGCGTGGACCCGCAAGGAAGGCAAGAGCCCGAAAGGCGGTCTGAACGCCAAGGGTCGCGCCAGCTACAACAAGGCCAATCCCGGGAAACCGGGGTTGAAAGCCCCACAGCCAGAGGGTGGCTCGCGCCGTGACAGCTTCTGCGCTAGAATGACGGGCATGAAGAAGAAGCTCACGTCGGCCAAGACGGCCAATGACCCCAACAGCAGGATCAATAAGAGCCTGCGAGCATGGAAATGTTAGGAGGACCCCATGAAGGGCAAGACCGGACGCACCGCGACCACCGTCAACAAGGCTCCATCAAAGCCTAAGAAGACGTACACGACATCTGCCGGGGCGCAGCAGTATGTGCGCGGCAGCACCTCTGGTGAGCGTCGAGACAATCTGAACAAAGCGCAGAAGTCTGCGTTTAACAAGCCGGGGTCCAACTCCGCTCTGACCAACAATCTGGCTGCAGCCGGGTGGGCACAGGAGTCTCGCCTGATCAAGAATATTGTTGGCCCCAAAGAGGCAAAGACTAGCAGCACCGTGAAGATGTATGACAGAATGGAGCGAGACCGCATGGCGCTCGCCAAGGGCAAGAAGAAGAAGTGAGCGCACCATGCCACTGAACGCCAAGGGCAAGAAGATTAAGGCCGCGATGGCCAAGCAGTATGGCAAGGAGCGCGGAGAGCGCGTATTCTATGCCGCAGAGAACAAGGGCACCATCAAGGGTGTGGCAAAGAAGGGGACGAAGAAATGATGGGACGCATGGATATGGGCAAGCAGATCGCGACCGCTCCGGCGTCTCGCGCCGCTGGTATGCCGGGTGCAGAACGCCGCATGGCGATGCAAAACATGGCCAAGCCCGTTGTCCGCATGGGCAAGGGCGGGAAGGTTGGCCGTGGTGACGGCTGCTGCATGAAGGGCAAAACCAAAGGGAAGATGTACTGATGTATGGATTCAGGAGAATGGCCACTGGCGGCTCTGTCTCTAAGACAGCGTCCAAGGCCCCATCAAAGCCATCCGCTCCAGCGAAGGGCGTCTCAAAGCCTGCGCCCAAGGCGTCTGCTCCTAAGCCAACTCCTAAGCCCGCGCCCAAGCCTGCGCCCAAGCCTGCGCCAAAACCAGTTGCCGCTGCTCAAAAGCCAGCCCCCAAGCCAGCTCCTAAACCAGCCGCTGCCGCTCCCAAGCCTGCCCCGAAACCTGCTCCGAAGCCTGCTCCGAAGCCCGCGCCCAAGGCTGCAGCCCCGGCCCCTAAGCCCGCTCCGAGGCCCGTTCCGAAGCCAGCCGCCGCTGCGCCAAAGCCAGCCCCGAAGCCAGCACCTAAGGCAGCTGCCCCAGCTCCAAAGCCCGCTCCGAAGCCAGCTCCGGCTCCCGTGAAGGCTGCTGCTAAGCCTGCGCCAAAGCCTGCTGCGGCGGCACCAAAGCCTGCACCCAAACCAGCAGCGCCCACTCCCAAGCCCGCGACGGCAGCAAAGCCAGCTCCAAAGACAGTATCTCCGACTGTTAAGCCAGCAGCGACCAAGCAGGCTGCGCCTGCGCCCAAGGCGGTAATGCAGGCAAAACCCGCCGCTCCCGCCAAGACAGCGGCTTCCGCGGCCAAACCAGCAACTCCGGCAAAGCCTGCCGCCACAAAGTCCGTTGCAACCCCAGCCGGGACTAAGTCGGTATCGCCCACATCAACAGCTGCCAAGGTTTCGGCCACGCCAGCGGCGAAGGCCACGTCAGCTGCGCCGAAGTCTACGGCTCCTGCGACCAAGACTGCAGCGCCTGCCAAGGCTGCAACGCCCAAAGCGGCAGCGCCGACCAAGAGCGTCTCAACTCCAGCGGGGACAAAGTCAGTCTCCGCCACGTCGTCCGCTGCTTCAATCAAGCCGTCGGGTCCAGCTAAGGCCGTTGCGTCTGCGCCAAAGGCCCCGGTTGCGCCACAGAAGCCAAAGAGCGCGACAAAGCCTACGGCCACCAATGTGAAGCCAAAGGAAGCTCCCGTACTGGGGAAGAAGGCTACGGCCCCGACCATGCTCCAAAGCATGCTCCAAAGCCTGCGCCCAAAGCCGTCAACTGCAGTCAAGCCCAAGGCGGCTCCGGCTTCTGAGAAGAAGCCGACAGCCCCCGTCAAGCCAAAGACTGCAGCGCCATCCGTGAAGCCATCGGCAGCACCCGCGACAAAGCCAAAGGCGACCACTGACACAAAGCCAGCAGCTCCAGCGATAAAGCCAGCTGTGGCTCAGGCACCAGTGGCTGCCGCGCCTAGGGCTCCTGCTGTTGCTCCAGCTCAGCCAATGCCTATGGCTCCGGTAGCTCCTGCCGCAGTGACCCCAATGGCACCGCCGATGCCAGCCCCTCAGGTGGCACCCATGGCCGCAGCAGCAGCGCCGATGGCACCACCCGCAGCACCAGCCGCCGCTATGGCTGCTCCGGGCCGCGCAAATCCGTATGCAGCTGCTTTGCAGAAGTTCAGCCAGACGCCAGCGGTGGCCAGCCCATCTCGGGCGTCTGTGTACAATCCTGCGCCCGCTGGATATCGCCCCGGAATTGACCCGGAGCATCAGTACTTCACTAAGCCCCCTGCAGCGGCAATCCCAGCAGCCACAGCGCCAGCAGCTCCAGCTCCAGTTGCAGGTGCTGGGCAGGGTGCGAGTACGAAGCCCACGTCATACAGCCCATCAGCGCCGGACAGGGCTACCCCTGCGCCTGCTGGCGGAGGTGGTGGTGGTCGTGGCACCACGTCCATGGCAACAATCGGCTCCTACCTGCCGGGTGGTGTAAACACGAATAATCCGGGGAGCCGCGTCAATCAGGCAGTGGCCTCCTTGAGCCGCCCGCAGGGCAAGCCTACGCAAGCAAACAAGCCGGTTGCCCGTCCTGAGTCACTGCCATCTAAAACCGCTGCCCCGAGCAAAAATGCTGCCCCGGGCAAGGGATCATCTGGAGGCGGCGGTAAATCTGGCGGCAGTGGCTCTAGTGGTGGTGCCCGCGGAGGGCCCGACAAAGAAGTCAAATAACCACGAGAAAGGTACGCAAGATGGCCAAGAAGACAACGCCAAAAGCAGCGACACAGGCGGACACAACCGCGGTCGAACAGGCCGCGTATTTCACCCCGTGCCGACAGTGCGGAAACCCGGGAAGCTGCGCCAGCGCAGCTAAGTGCTCAAAGGGCTTCAAGTAACCATGGGTCGCACCAACGAGAAGCTGTGGGAGCAGTCCAAGGCGCAAGCCAAGGCCAAGATGGGTGGGAAGCACTCCGCCCGTGCCATGCAGCTCGCTGGTAAAATCTACAAGGAGAAGGGTGGCGGTTACAGCGGGGAGAAGACCGCCGCCCAGAAGTCCCTCAGTAAGTGGGGGAAAGAGGACTGGGGCACCAAGAGCGGGAAGCCGTCCACCCAAGGGCCAAAGGCCACTGGCGAGCGCTACCTTCCGAAGAAGGCGCGTGACGCGCTGACGTCATCGGAGTATGCTGCGACCACCAAAGCCAAGCGCGAGGGCACCGCCAAGGGTAAGCAGTTCGTGGCTCAGCCAAAGCGCATCGCAAAGAAGACCGCGAAATTCAGGGACTAAGCCATGGCCGTCATCGTACCCGATCTGCCGGAACTCTTCGAGGAGGCCTTTGAGAGGGCTGGTCTTGAGATGCGCTCAGGGTATGACCTGAAGACCGCACGTCGCAGCCTCAACATCATGACGCTGGAGTGGGCCAATAGAGGCCTGAACCTCTTCACCATTGAGTCCGGCACTCAGGTCCTGACCCCCGGCACGGCGTCCTACACGATGCCCACTGGCACAATCGATCTGATCGAGCACCAGCTTCGCACTGGCACCGGAGCGAACCAGACCGATACGTTCCTAGAGCGCATCTCGGTGTCAACCTACGCTCAGCAGACCAATAAGCTGATCACAGGCAGGCCGACCCAAATCTTCGTGCAGCGCCTCTCCACGTCCACGCAGGTGACGCTGTGGCCTATCCCTGACACGACTATGCCGTACACGCTTTTCTACTATCGCCTGAAGGGCATTGACGGTCTGGCGTCCGGTATCGGTGGCGAGGCCACGATGGTGCCCCCACGCTTCGTTCCTGCGCTTGTAGCGGGCCTTGCCTACTACATCGCTTCGAAGAAGCCAGCCGCTCAGCCCATGGTCCCGTCCTTGAAGCAAGCATACGAGGAGCAGTTTGCCCTTGCGGCTGACGAGGATCGTGATCGCTCGTCCGTGTCGTTCGTACCCATGAGCCCGTGGAGCTACTGATGGCGTATGCAAGGGGCAGCAAGGCGTTCGGGTTCTGCGACAGGACTGGTCGCAGGTACCCCCTGAGCGACCTCGTCTATGAGTACCAGAACGGCCAGCGCACGGGGTTTCGCGTCGGTAGGGATGTGCGTGACCCGGATCAGCCGCAGAACTTCTTGGGCAAGGTCAAGGTTAACGACCCTCAGTCGCTGTATGACCCACGGCCAGATACTGCAATTCTTGAATCCAACGCCCTCTGGGGGTGGAACCCCGTTTGGAATCCGGCGCAGTACATGATATCGTCTGTAGGAACCGTGACCGTGGTCACAACATAAGGAGAGCAGAACTATGCGCATGCAACCCAAACGCCCGATGTCGGCTGGTAGCAAGCCACCGATCAGCACTAAGTCGCCGGGAAAGACCCGCGGTCCGGCCTTGGACGGAAAACCCGCTTCTATTCGTCCGGGCATGGGCAGCACTAGCGGCGGTGGCCGAGGAACGGGCGCTCCAAAGCCTCCAAAGCCTCCTCGCGAAATGAGCGGTCCACGCGGTCCACGCGGTCCACGCGGTTCGCGGGACATGGAAGGCGTCAAGGGTCCTCGTGGCATGGGCGACGGTCCCGATAGAGTCGGGCCCACACGCTCCGCTCCTCCCTCCATGCCTAAGTCTTCTCGCGGCGTGGGTGGCCCCGCTATGGGTGGTGCGCCTGCTCGTGACATGGAAGGCCAGCGTGGTCCACGCGGCATCGGCGGCTCCCCAAGCAAAATGGGTGCTGGCATGGGCGGCGGTGCTGGCGGATCGCGTCCCCCTACCATGAGCAAGCCCGCCATGGGCAAGCCTCCTGTTGCTGGTCCGGCTCCATCGGGTGGTGCCCCCGCCCCCGCGCCAAAGCCCCCCGGTATGAAGAAGGGTGGCCGGGTTAAAAAGATGGCCATGGGCGGCATGTGCCGCGGCATGGGCGCTGCCAAAAAGGGCGGCAAGTACAAAGAATAAGTTCAATAGAACTTCTGGGTGACCCATGAACTACGCGGAGCTCTCGCAGTACCTGCAGGACTACCTTGAGACGAGCGAGACATCGTTCGTCGCCAACATTCCCACGTTTGTACGTCAGGCAGAGGAGCGCATCTATCGCTCCGTGCAGATACCCGAGCTCCGCAAGAACGTCACGGCAAGCATGACGTCTGGGAACCAGTACCTAGCCCGTCCGTCCGACTTCCTGTCGGTATTCTCCATCGCCGTGATCAAGGCTGACGGGAGCTACTCCTACCTGTACGACAAGGATGTCAGCTTCATCAGGGAGTCCTACCCCTTCCCAGCCGTGACGGGGCTGCCGAAGTATTACTCGCAGTTCAACGGCGATCAAACTGGCGTGACGGAGGGGAACTTCATCCTCGGCCCCACGCCAGATGCATCGTATGGCGTCGAGCTTCACTACTACTATGACCCGGCGTCGATTGTGACCACCAGCACCTCTTGGCTTGGCAACAACGCAAGCGCAGCCCTCCTGTATGGCTCACTGGTGGAGGCGTACACCTACCTCAAGGGCGACCCTGACATGATCCAGCTGTATGAGCAGCGCTACTCTGACGCCATGTCGAACCTCTTTGGAATCGACATTAGGTCCAAGCGCGATGACTACCGAGATGGCGTCATGCCCGGATCGGGAGCTGGACGCTGATGTTCATGAGCTCTGCATTACCGGGCGTCGTCAACGTCATGACCTCATCCAACGGTGGCCACACGCCAGAGCAGGTTGCTGAGCTGTGCGTTGACCGTCTCATGAGCGTGTCAGAGTCGGCTCCGCCAGAGATCGCAATGCAGGCTAGGGCCTTCAAGGATCAGATGCTGGCAGTTGTCCTGCACTATGTTAAGGTGGCCGCAAAAGAAGACCGCGAGTCGGTCATAGCTAAACTCGAGCAGGCTGGTCTTGAGGTCGCCGCTCGGGTGATCAGG